AAAGGATCGTTGTTGCCAGCGTCAGCTGAACCAAGGTCACCAGATGCAGCACCACCGAAAGCAGTGTCAGCTTCAGCAAATAATGCTTCAGTTCCACTTTGTGATGTGTAGCGTGACTTCATTGCGAAGATTAAGCCAGTTGGACCAGTCATTGGCTGAACACCAGCAATGTCATAGGCCATTAGGTTTGGCATAGAGCGACGTACTAATGAGATCAGAATTGGATCCCAGTTATCGATTCCAGAACCAGTTGAGTTAACCGGTGCAGCTTCTGTCAACGAGAAAGACTGATGTCCACGCTCTTCAGCAAGGGCTTTTTCAGTGTTTTCAAGCATGACAGCAGTTACAGCCCGTCGATGATTGTCTTTAAATGCAGGAGCATCAGTAGATTCCATTACTGGCGCCCACTTCTCCATTAGATTTTTATCAGCGTTAAACATTTTTTGTTTACTCCGTTTAGATTAGGTATTAATTTTAAGGGCAGCCAAGTAACTTGCCATACGTGGATTCACATCGACTTCATCTGAAGAGTGATCATGTATTTCTGTTTCTTCGCTTACTGTTTTTACTTCTTTGAAATATGTTTCTTTGATAGTATCAACTTTTACAGTAAATGCATCAGCGGATTCATAAGTAACATCTTCAACAAGTGTTTTCAGCTTTTCAGCTTGTGCTTCGCTCAAACCAGTTGCAGATTCACGGATGATTGCTGCGCGGGTAAGCTCATTAACTTCCCCTGCCAACTCAATGTTTCTCTGCTCGGAAACGTTAACAGCTTCTTCTAGGTTGTCGACCTTTGAAGCAAGATCATCGACTAGGTCGACTTTGCCCTCAGGTACTTCAACGTAATGCTCGGTGAATACACCATGCAAAGCTGTCATAAAGCTTTCAGCAACTTCGGTACGTAGACCGTTTTCTACTGCAAGTTTATTTTCTTCCATCCAGTTTTCGACGACGTAGTTGAGGTAGCCATCAACTTTTTCGACCAATTCAGACTGAATACGTGTTGTTTCTTCAGCTAGTTCTTCTGAATACTGAGTTTCAAGCGATTCAATGCTTTCAGCCAGTTTTGATTTTAAAGCAGCTTCAAAAATGATTTCCGCCTTATCCTTAAAACCTTCAGATAATGTTGCTTCGGATTCAACCAATGCTTTCAGATCTTCATCAAAGGATCCTTCGGCTACAGTGTCTGCAGCTTCTGAATCTACACCTTCAGCATGCATTTTCATATATGATGCTTTTAGTTCTTCTTTGTTCATCTTAGACATTTTGTTGTACATGGCATTAACCATACCTGCTTTTGTTTTTGGTGCAGTAGCTTGAGCAGGTGCAGATTTCTTAATCTCCGCGCCAGCATCGTTAGCTACTTTTTCACCATCAACTTCAGGTGCAGCTTTTGCCTCGTCCAGGTGATCCCCATCAGAAACTTCAACGTTCTCAAGGGTCTCATCTTGGAGCTGTTCAACAACGTCTTCGATTTCGACATTCTGTTCGATATCAGACATTTAATACTCCTATTGAGTTAAAGTTTTGAGAGGAAATCTTTAAAAACTTTTATCTGGACATTAGACATGTCTGCAGACTTGGCTTCTTTGATCTCAGTCTCGTACTGTTCAATTTCCTGTGCTTTTAGGATACCATTATCCCAAACCCAATCTACTCCCTCCATGATGCCATTTACAAAGGCCTCAGGAGCAGAAGGATCCTGTACGATATCAACAGTAGACAAGATAAAATCATTACCCACTATGTTAACACCGCCACGTTGCACAAGACTACCCATACCACGACTTGAAACACCAAGCTGAACACCACCTTCCATCAAACCTTTTACGATCTGACCCATAGGAGTATTCAAAATTAGTGCTTTACCCATCACATTGTTACCGTCCCATTTTAGTTCGGTAATACGATGGGATACTTTATCCAAATTAACGGTTGGGCCTTCGGGATGATTTAACTCACCCACAGCCCTTCCTTTGGAAACTTGTTCAGCAGAGTACTTAGCCACTGCCTTTTCTAAAATAGCTTTTGGGTAGATCCTGCCATTGCGGTTCTTACCTTCAGCTTGCATAAAGATACCTTGAATAGTAGCTGACTTGTTACCCTTACTATCGGCTTCAGACAGATACTCTAATTCGTTATCTAAATGTTCTGTAATTAATTTCATTTGCTAGCCCCTCGGAACCGCTAGACTGGTTAACTTAATACCAGCATTGGCTGCGAAAATGCATTCAGTTTTTTTCTTTCTAAGGATAACATGCTCATCTGACATAATAGTAAAACTGCCAACGACTGTGCCACTTTGTGCTGTTACCAAGGTTACTAAGTGAGCAGCTGCGGTAGTGTTAATAACACGCACGTTAACTCCAGATGATACTGTTGAAGCAGCACCTGTTGTTGTAGGGGCAGCAATCTCTGCACTAAGTGGTCTAATTTCGGCCATGTATTATTTCCCCATCAGCTTTGTAAAATCGTTAATTGCTTTTTCGGCATCTTTTTCTGTTTTAAAAGTATCTAAATCTTGGCCATCTATAGACGCAACAAATTTAGATCCTTTCTTTTTTATCTCTGCCTTAAACTTACCTTTACCAACCTTAAAAGACTTAGTCGCCTCGGAGACAGTATTAGGCTTCGTCCTGAATTCCTGAAACTTCATCATCGAGATCTACTTCCTCTTCTTTAACGGTAGTACCGGTCATACCTTGTGCTATAGCAATCTTACGATCATCCATAGCGGTATTCATTTTATCTTGCATAAGTGCACTAAACATATTGTTAGCATCGTTTTTGCTATCACCGTCTAATGCATTAATTAAATCACTTACATTCGTCATCTTAGTCACCTTTCATTTATTTATACAACTTGAGATTTACACTTCGTCATCTGGGTTGTCATTCATACCTTCATCGTCAATCTGCTTAATAATATCTTCGATATCTTCTTCAGTTTGCATCAATACGTTCTTACGGATCCATTCAACTGAATAGTAACGACCAGCGTACTCATCAATCTCACGCAACGTACCTAAACGCTCACGTAGCAGCTCTGCATCTTTTAATTCAGAGAAGTGGTTATCTTTAATAAAGTCAACACTGATATCTGATCGGATATCTTCCCATTCCTCTTCAGTAACAACACCTTTAAGAATAAGTTGTGTCTTAAGGATATCAATAAAGAGTGCAGAGAACTTTTTACGTAGACGATTAATAAACTTTTGAAACTTAAGTTCATCTCTCGAGATCTCTGTGGATCTACCAAGGTTAAACTGTTGTTCTTGCTCTAAACGACCACTCGGCACATTTAAAGATTTATATAGCTTCCGACGGAAGTATTCAATGTCATCAATCTGACCTAAGTTTTCACCACCAGGTAGAGTAGAAATCTCAGTACCACGACCGCCTTCACGTCTTGGTAACCAGAAATCTTCGAGCATTGACATATGCTTCTTGTCATCTTTCATATCACCAGTCTCAGCATCGTAAACCATCTTGTTACGATACTTAGCCATGATGTTACGTAGATATTCTTCGGCTTTACCCTTTGGAAGGTTGCCTACATCAATATAAAAGATACGCCTTTCTGGCGCACGTGCAAGGCGATAGATTACCAATGAATCTTCCATCATGCGAAGCTGATTAACTGGCTTCAATGCCTTATGCAAATGCGATAGTATTTTCTTACGACTTGGATCTAATAAACCAGAGGTAACATATGTAATAGAATCTTTAGCAATTTTTAGTCCTTGGGCTTTTACTCCAAGAGCGTCATTCTGAAAGATAAAATACTCAGTAGCACCTACAATGATTTCAGCACCAGTCTTAGGATCTTTTTCTTTTTTGAGTTCACGAACTTTGCGGATCTTTGTGGGATCAATTGAACGCAATTCTATTAATCCATTTTTAGGATTAGTTTCGTCAATAATCTTATGGTAGTACAAACGACCATCTACGTACCAACGACGAAAGATGTCATGCCCATACCAATTAAGATTGAGCATTGAAACTACATGCTCGAATTCTTCTGTCATTAATTTTTTAATTCGATCTGGTTGATCTAGATCATCCAAGATCAGTGATACTGGTGCAGATTCATCGTCTGAAACAATAGCTTCGTTAACAATGTCTTCTACAGCTGCATCGCATTCTGTATGTTGTGAGATATTACGGTACTTAAAAATAAGTTCTTTTTCAGACTTTGCTTGGTCGCCATTAATATCAACATACTGGCCATAGTGACCACCGGCGTTGATTACGTTACCAACACCCTCATCTTCATCCATAGGAGCAACGAACGAGGCGCGTTTGCGATCCTCTTTCTCTTGATCCTTACGTTTAATTTCAAAACCAAAAAAATCGGCCAATGTGTAATCCTCTCAATAATAGCAGAGGAGAGTAATCCCCTCTGCTTATACTGTTATTTATAAGGGTTTAAGAAGTAGTATCTGATTCCCAATATTGAACTTGAAGCTCAACAGTGAACTCCTCGATAACGTTTTCTGAATCGTATGATACATCGATTGCAGAGATGTTAGTCGGGAAAGTTCCTCGGAAGTCATAGCGTTTTACTACTGCGCCAGCCTTATTTAACTGTTCTACAACCATGTCAGCTTGATAGTCGACAGGATTTGTTAGTCCAGTGTTTGCACTGTGTTGGTTAATACCATTCATCCAACGTTCGAACGCATTACGCGTTTCCATTTGGACATCATTGATGATAGTCACTGACCATGGTTCGAATGTACGATCGCCTGCAATTTGCAATTGACGTCCACGGAACGGGATAGTGATTGGTGCAATGATGGAACCTGGAAGCTGTGCAGCTTTACACATGAATGATGCTAGTTCAACATTACCCCCGGCATAACCAGGGAAGTTTAATGTGGCTTTAAATAAGTTTGCTCGGGCACCGCCACCAGTCAACTTGGATTTAAAGTCATCTACGCCTAAAATAGCCATATCTTATGTCTCCTTACTGACCGATGATTTCAGAGAACTCAACGCCGGTACGTGTGGCAATGAAGTTCAAAGTGATAAAGTTAATCGAACGAGCAGGTTTGATGTATATATCAGCTACGAAACGGTTACCATCGATAACTGCACCAGTATTATTTGTAGCGTCACAAATAACTGAGAAGTCCGTGATACCGCGTCTGCCTTTTACATCTCGCAGGAATGGTTCGACTAGATTGCGGAATTGCGCCCGTGTGAACTCATCATTGAATTCAAACAGTTGGAATTTAGCAGCAGTACTTACAGCTTTTTCCAGGGTGATAAACAAGC